TCTTTTATTTTCTAATAAAAAATTAAGTAAACGTTGTATTTCTAATACTTCATTACAAACTGTAATAGCATAACTGATTTTCATTACTTTTATTCTTCAAAAATTCCTATATAATCTAATGCTTCAATAAAATCTTTTTCACCAAATTCCTTAAGAGTATCCATGTCCATTCTTTGCTCATAGTATTCTCCTTTTTTACCTGGAATAGGGTATTTTTCTTTTTCTTCGGCTTTTACAGGTACAGATTGAACAGCAGCCCAATTCCAATTTTCAGCACTAGTACCATTAGCAAATACCATTCCTTGAGAAGGTAAATTAATAGTAGCAGGCATCCAAATTAAACCTTCTTCATCCTCACCCATAAGTTCTTTATATAAGTTAGGAAGAAGTTCTATTTGTTCTTTAAAAAATTGAGAATCACGTTTCATAAGTGAGTTAGTAACAAACCCACAACCCATACATTGGTAGTTTTTAATATCTTGATTTACTTCTTGAACATAACAAGCATCACTACCACAACGATTACATATAGTTAATTTATCCATTTACTGTTTCTTTTTTTGGTAATTTTATTTCCTTTAATTCAGGAAGTTTAAATTCTACTTTTTTAGGTAAATCAGGAAGGTTTTTAGATAAAACATCATTTAGTTGTTGTTTCATAGTTTCAAAACTAAAATTAGTTCTACTAAAATATCCTTGACGTTTACCTTTAACTTTCCATTCTTTATAATTTTCAAATACATCACTTAAAAAATGACCTACATGACCATGATCAACACTAAACCATTGAGCTTCTTTTAATAAAAAATCGTTAGCAGCTGAAGGGTGGACATTTTCTAATTTACCTCCCATTAAAGCTGAAAATTCAGGTTGAAGAAAATCAATTTGACCTGACCATCCTGTAGTAATTACTGGTTTATTAGTTAAACTAAATTCAAGAAGGGGTCTTCCAAATCCCTCTCCCTTAGTTAAACTGACCATGGCTTTTACTTTAGGATGATTATATAATTCATTCATTTCAGTATCACTAAATTCTCCATGAAGTAAGTAAATTGAAGGTAATGTGCCTGAAGGGACTGATGATTTGATTGAATCGATTTTTCTTTGGATTTCTCTTCTATCCATGTAACTAGAAATACCCCCACTAGTTTTAAGAATTAAAGCTGGTTTTTTAGTTTTATTTTTAAATAATTCATAAAATGCTTTAATTAATAATCCTACGTTTTTTCTATCTTGACCTAAATCACCTTGCATCCAATGTCCTACAAACAAATATGCAAAAGATTCTTTAATTGAATTTAAAGATTCATTTAATTCATTATTAGTTATAGGAGTATCTAAAGGTTTGTATACATCTAAATTAGCCCCTTCAATAAGAACTTCAATAGGAGTAGTTAATTTAATTTCAAATTTTTGACCATCTTTTTCAGCTGAATATGAAGTGGTTTCAAATATTTGTTTAGAATGTTTTGATGAAGTAAGAATTAAATCCATACGATTACACCCTTCAATCCAAGAATGAATACAAGCTGTGGTTTCAATGCCCGCAGTTAAGCCAATATTATATTTCCCTACAGGTTGAAATTCATTTGGAACTGTAATTTGGCACCAAATGTCGGGTTGTTCAGATAATTGAGGGGGAGCAAAATGTTCTTTTAAAAATCCCCATTCTTCAAAATGATCTTCAATAAAATTTTGAGGAGTACTTCCCCACCTTTGGGGAACAATTCTTACATCATACTTATCTTCTTCAATAAGAGCTTTAACAAAATCTCTTGAACGAGCTCCATAACCTGAATAAGTGTTTATAGGACAACTTATATAAAATGTATTTTTCATTAATAAACTAATTTATGTTTTAAAGATCTTTTTTCGTAGTCTGTATCTTTAATAAATTCAAATTTTTCTCTAGGTTTCCAAGTTTTAAACAACTTATCCATTCCTTCAATAATACGATAAGACATTTGTTCTGATGTAAAACCCGCTTCATCTGAAGTAGCCCATTCTAAACCTGCTTGTCCTCGTTTTTTTCTTTCTTCACTACTCATAGAATATAACTCAAAAATTCTTTTAGCAGCATCTTCAGCTTCACATCTGTCATCAAAAATGTATGGTGTTGCTGGGGAACCAACAATAGAACGTGATGTTGGGAATACTGGAAGGGCCCATTCTCCATGTTCTTTATAAGTGCCCCTATGATTAGATGGTACTTCAGAAGAAGGAGTAAACCATTCACCATTATTATCTACAAATCGCATTTGATCTTGCATACCACCTGTTACATTAGCAATAATAGGAGTACCTGTTAACAATGCCTCAGTAAGTGATAATCCCCAACCTTCAGCAGATGAAAGTAAAATAACCCCATCAGCAGAATTATATAACAAATTCATTCTTTCTGTAGAAAGTTTATCATTAGAAATAACAATATTACTATCATTATCTGGGAAGAAATATTCAATTACTGCTGGTAGATCTGTTCCATGATCACTTACAGGTTCAGTATGTAATATTAATAAACATTTATCTGCTTTTTCTTTTGGAAGTTGATCTATAAATAGTTTCCAAGCTAGAATAGTATCTGGGATAGATTTACGTCTAATATTTCTTGAATTAAATAAAAGAACAAAGTCATAATTTTTACCTCTACTAAGATATTTTCTAAATTCTTTTAATTCGGGATTTGAAGAATCCATAGGTCTAAAGTTTTTATTATCTAAACCATGAGGAACATATCTAATAATTTTATCATTAGCTTTTTTACCTAAAACAATTTGGTTGATGTTTACTGTTTGTTTTGAAATGCCAAACAATGCATCACAAGATTCATAAAATTCCTTATTATACATTGGTGCTGGGTAGTCATCCCAAATATTTAAGTAAGCAATAGGAATGTTTCTACGAATTTCATTTTCCATTTGGAATATCCAAACAAAATATCTTGGATCTGTAATAAGGAAGATTGCGTCAGGTTTTTCTAACTGGATAATTTGTCTTAGAAGATCAGGATTACCATAACCATCAGTAGGATATAAAATTACAGAAGAATCTTTAATACCAGCTTTATTATTAGTATCTTCGGATACATCCATTCTTTTACCTTTATCAGGATGTTTTACAGCACCTGCTAATTGAACCCAATTATATCTATGAGAGGTATTAATAACCATTTCACGACCAATTTGAGCAACTCCCGAATGAACTCTAATGTCATCCGTCAGAAGTAGAATTTTTTTTCTATCTTCCTTTTTAATATAACCTTCTTTCATGTTTTTTCTTAATCTTCTAATTCTAAGTTAGTGTGGTTAGTGATTTGTTTTCTAAAATCTTCATCTGTAAGATACAAATAAATTGCACGATCAGCAAGTTTTTGGAAAGAAAACTTACGTTTCACACATTCAATTTTGAAATTTTCAAATAAATCACTTTGAATCTTCACACTTGTCAATGTCATGTCTCGATTTGCCATAATTTTTATTTATTATATTTGTCTATACGTATGTCCGTATTTAAAAAGATTCATTACATAATTCCGGATTTTCTTTAAAGGGACAAAAAGTACAATTCCATTTTGAAGGATTAGCTTTATGTTCTTTTTCTTTATATCCATTTTTATCAAATGCATCTTCTATAAATTCATTCAACGCTTTTGTAGCTTTATTAAGTTTTACTTTACCTGATGCTGGCTTAAAGGTTTGAATTCTGGGGATTACAAAATCAGGGTGATCATAAACTTTACGTTTTACAATAAAGAATTCAATATCAATATTTTCTACTGGGACTCCAAATTGTTCTGAGAAGAATTTTTTATAGAGAATAAGTTGAAATTGTTTATCTTCATCTTTTTTAGCATGATCATTCCACCCTTTAGTAGATGTTTTAATATCAATAATTTTAAATGTATTTGTATTTTCATTATACATTACAACATCTAAGTAACCTTGGTATATTACGTTATTATAGCGTTTATTAGGCGTTATAACAACAGGTACCTCACACCCCACCAAATGCCATCCTCGCTTGCTAAAATACGCACTACGTTTTTTAGCAAACGTTCTAATAATTTCTATTCCATCTTCAAAAAATTCTCTTAATTCTTCACTTGAACTGAAGTGTTGATTTCCATTCTTTTTATACTGGACTTTGTATTCTTCTCGTAGGGCATTTTCAAACATTTCTACAAGATTTTCTCTATCAGCAGCCGCGGCACTTTGTTCATACATTACATTTAAATAATGTTGAAGTACTTCATGTAATGCTGTTCCAAATACAGTATGAATCGTTGAAGTAAAAACCTTAAACCCATCTTTATATTGAAGAGCCCATTTATGAGGGCAACTTCTATACATTGAAAATTGGGAATAGGAAACATTTTTTTGATAAGCATAATTAATTTCCTCAGGTTGATGTGCTCTAATTTCCTTTACTATTTGAGGTATTTTTTTCTTTTTAGCCAAAACTACTTAAGTATTGTTTTATTTTTTCTATATCCTTTATTCTTTCTTCTACTTGAAATTGAGAATAAAAATCATTTTTAACGATTTGTTTTTTACTTTCTACTTCGTAATATAAATCATCTATATCATTTTCATTTTGAGTTTCATCAAATCTAAAATGTGATATAACAATGTTATCTTCTTGAATATACGGAATATTTGCATTATAAACAAGCTCACTTATCCAACTATCGGATGCTGTATTATTAGATATTCTTCCGGTTAATTCTATTAACTTTTTAGGTATTATAGGTAAAACACAAAACACATAGCCGGGCAAAGCATCATAAGTTCCTCTAACATAATGCTCCATACTTAAAATTAGAGGATTAAAAATTATAAATTTGTTTAAATGCTCTTTAATAACTAAATCCCAGTTTAAAGAAGTATAAACAGCATCATCTGTGTAAAAAGCAAGAAAATTACCTGATGCTTTAGTAGCTAGAATATTTTGAATTTTATAGATATTTTCATATCCTTTTTCACTAAATTCATAATATTTTACGTTTGGATAAGTTATAGAATATTGGGAAAGGAAATTAATGGTGTCAAAATCATCATTATCAACCCCACATAAAACCTCAAAGTTATACTTATCATAACAAGTTTTAAATAAAGAATCAAGAGCTAATTTTAACCTTTCAACTCTATTTTTTGTAGGAAGAATAAAACTTACTATAGGAGTTTTATAATCCATTTATTTCCATTTTCCTCTAAGTACAAGCATAGCAATAATACCGTAATTAGAGATATCAATAAAGCTATCGATCATAGCTTCTCCTTGAACGTAATTTTTACCATTACGTTTTAACATATTTTTTAAACGATTGATTTTATCATTACAACGTAACCAAATCCCTGTTAATGAAAGGTCTCTATCTTCTTTAGTAGATAGATCTGAACCTAAAGAGATATTAGATAAACCATAATCCATCATTTTAGCAGCAAACAATTCATATTGTTCTTGTTGAACAGCTTTAAATTCTTCTGCTAATTCAGGATATAATCTTTCAAAATCTTGAATTGTTTTGTGGGTTCCATTAACTTGATATTCTACAACTGGTTCTGACATAATTTTAATTTTCTTTTTTCCAACCTCTATAATATAAATCTTGGGTGCCTTCATTATGAGCCCAATAACTGTGTCTCATTTGGTTCATGGCTGGGATTAATTTGAAATCAAATTCAGTGAGATTTCTATAATAATCCATCCAACCTTCTCTTTGAGCTGTTTCTGGGGAAGAATCTACATCTGTGGCACGAGTTCCATGTTCAGGTCTTCCTGTAGAAGCACAAGTAAATAATAATAACCCTCCAGGACGAAGAAGTCTAATCATATTAGTTACTGTAAGGTCATAAAACATATCATGTTCAAAACATTCACAACTAATTACAGTATCAAATAATTGATCAGAATTATATTCGTGTCCTCTTGAGATAACATCTACACAGGGGTTTTCCCATATATCAACTCCTACATAATCACAATCATGGAATCTACATCTTACTGAAGGTTGAGTTCCAATTTGAGCTGAGCCTATTTCTAATACCCGAGCATTATTAAAATACTCAGGAAATAACATTTCAGTTTCATAAACAAAATGAAGTACTTCGTGATGCATCAGATAACTTTTTGTTCGTAAGGTAAATATTTTTCAATCGCCTCTAACCTATCATCAGCATCAGCTAACATAGTAATTGCTTCTTCGGCATTTTTATAAAAGTCTTCTGTTGAATGATCTCCAATACCTACTGCTCTATCGTTTAATAACTCTAAAGATAATAATGCTTTTGCTTTATCAGCTTCAGCTGATTTTATTAACATATCTCTTAATGAATTCATAACTTTGCTTTTTTAATTAATTTTTCTGCTTCTTCCTCATTTACGCCCATATTCCAAAGTATACCTCTTACACCAGTTTCTTTTAAAATATCAATATAGTGATCAGCTTCACCTAAACCGCATTCTAAATATTCAGCTACATATTCAGCTAATTCTTGATAATTCCTTTTGTTCTCGTTTTTAATGTACTTAAGCCATACTTTTTTCTTTGGGATCATTTCTCGATAAATGGTATAAATTTGTTTCTTACTTTGTGGATTAATCTTTTGAACATAATTTACAATATCAATGTAATCCATATTCATAGATAAATATCTATGTATCATGTAAGAATTCCATTTATCCCATGATTCTTGCGAAAACTTTTCAGAAGGTGTTTTCTTGATTGTTATTTCATTTAACCAATCAAATAACGTCATTTTTGTACTCTTCTCTTAGTTCTACAGGAATAGTACTTTCAAGGATTTTACCAGTTTGTGGATCATAAAATACTGGGATAGGCATTACTGCGTCTTCTTCTGCTCCTACTACAAATTTAGAAATTTTACGAAGTAATACTCCCTGAGAAAATACTTTGTTACCTTCAGGAGTTTCAATTGCTTGAGTACTTTTCAAGTCAATGTTAAGATTCATTTGTTCTTGTTGTGCCATGATTATTTATTTGTTTTTGTTTGTTTATAATCTAAAATAAAGCCAATTAATACTAAAATATTCATACCTAAGCTGGCTAAAATCTCATGTATGTCTTCATATATTGTTGTCATTAAATGAACATGACCTATCATCCAAAAAGGTATGGCTAAGTTTTGGCTTATCCAAATTAATAGAAATTTTAAGAAATGTTTCATTTTAATTCAATTAATTTCGCAATGAGTGCCATCGCATTAATTTCTTTATCAATACGAAAATTAGACTGATAGCTATACTCGTTGATGTAAATAGCAACCATTCCTTCTCTTCCATCTGCGTATACAGAAGCATTATCATAGAGATAACGATAAAATTCCTCAAAATCATTAACGTTTGCATTAGCGATAATTTGTCTAATTTCTCTCCAATTCGGTTTAGCATTACTTAATTCTTTAAGTACTTGAGTCATATAATTAGATGATACAAGTATTGATTTATCTATTACAAGTTTTTGATTTTGTGTTGATAGTTGAATTGTATTAAGACACTTACGCAAATCAGGATAATATTGATTTACAATAGTTTTAATATCTTCCACATCATAGGAAATAGCTTCAATTGCCATAACTTTAGCTAGATGTACTGCTACTTCCTTTTTACTAGGAGGAATAATTTTAAGTGTTTGGCAACGTGATTGTAGAGGATCAATAATACGCTCTACATAATTACAGGTTAAAATAAACCTTGTCGTACGCGAGAAAGTCTCGATAACATTACGGAGCGAAGCTTGCGCTTGGATAGTAAGAAAATCAGCTTCATCCAAAATGACCACTTTAATAGATTTAAAGCTAGCTGCTGACGCAAATCCTGATACTTTATCTCTAATCGTTTCAATACCTCGTTCATCCGAGGCATTAATATAAAGGTAGTCACAATCAAGATTTTTAACAATGAGTTTTGCAAGAGTTGTTTTACCTGTACCTGCACTGGAATAAAAT